CATCGTGTTCAAGTATAGGGGGCCTACGAATGACAGACATTAAGATTTGATCTTTAGCTGTTGGCCTTTTATCAAAAGATATATGGTAATGACCCATAAAATCTTTAAGCTGGTAACGTCGGTCAACAGGGTCGTAGTCTCCACGATCTATAATCTCTGTAGATTCACCATCAACAACTCGCCAAAGATAGTAAATTCCATCATCTTCGGTGCTTGTTCCATGTACACTTCCATGCAAAGAGCCACCAGTAAAGCGTTGAGTGTCGTGTCGAGCGCGAAAAATCCACTTTTCAATTCCAGACTTACGGTAAGAAAGTTTAGTAGGGTCGTACCCAAAGCCGTAAATATACTCAATATCTGGAAGTTCCAGTTTAATAAAACGGCCAGTATCTGTTTCTGTCTTCGGCCAAATACTTTCAACAATGTTAGATGGTTTTGATGGAGAAGAAATATAAAATGGCCTACCACGGTAAGACTCAACAACATTGTTATATGATGGAGATACGTTGTCCATGTCTTTAGGGTAGCGACCCCATACGTGGCAAACCTTGTAGCTAAACTTTCCTGCTGGACCGTAGTTTCTTTGCTCAACTCCAGCAGAATCATACCCCCAAGAAATTTGGAGCGGCGAGGGATCATTAGGATCTCTTGTTCTTCCCGTTACTGTGGTGGCTATTGGTTCGTAATGTGGAGCCTCTTGTTGGTAAAAGTCTCCGCGAGAGTAGCAGTTAATTTCTCCCTCTTGCTGCCAACCATCACCAATTCTAATTGAATCAATCTCATCCCCAAACTTAGAAACAGGTACTTCTCTTGGGCTTGTTTCAGGATTTTTAATAATCCTTTTAATTGATTGTATATCTGCATCGTATGGGTATTCATACGTATAAATTCTACCTGACATTGATACGCTTGTACTAGCAATATCTGTTGGAACAGGCTGTGTAACAACAATAATGTCTGAAGGGTTTTGACCAATAACAGTTTTATCATATATTTCAGCAATTCTTCGTTGATACCATTTTCCATTATGCTGCCACTCAAACCATCGACCACCAAAAATTCTATCCGTTTTTTCTGATGTTGTTACATGAGTTCCAGCAACGCCATCTATAATAAATACTTTGTGGTCAGTATCGCTAAGCTTAACAGTGAATGATCTTGGAGGTTCAAGTTGAAGTCGCTCTTCTTCTCGAAGCAATACTTCTGGTATTTCACCCCAAAGCTGACGCAATGCTTGGTTTAATACATTGTTTAATCGCTTTTTTCCAGTATCACCGCGTTCTGGATAGCCGGTCTTTACTCTAATTGCTTCTCTAAGTTCAGCTAGGTTCATATCCAACCTCTATAAAAAAGAATCCCCTAAGAGCATACCACTCTTAGGGGATCTTAGCAGGGAGTAAATTAATACTACGAGATAGTAATATTTGCAGTACGAAGCGCAGTGGCGTCACCAGCCTCAACCCAAACTCCAATCATTTGGGCTGCTTCTGTATCACTACTTGCTGCACCATCAGAGGAAACTTCCCCTGAAGCTGCTGGACGAACGTATTCGGCAGCAGTTGTAGCTGCTGTAGAATCACATTTAACTTGTCCACGACACACAACCCAACCGTATGAGTTGTTTGCAATAGAAACTACAGCAACACCAGCACAAGCTGGAGCAAGAGTATCTGCGGCGCCAAGCCCAACGTTAATTGCACTACCAGAAGCAAAGGCGCAAAGCTTACCAGCATCAATAGTGCTTCCACTAGTGTTCTTTACTACTTTGTAATACTGCATACCAAGGTCTGCATCAATGTGTTGACGAATTTCACCAGCAACACCAAGAGCACTGGTAGAAGTATCCGTAGGGGTACTAAGATAGACTGTATCAGGTACAGGCATGAGGGATCTCCAAGGTGAATAGCCCCCCCGAAGGGAGGCTTAAAGGTGGATTATTAAGCAGTTACTTCAGTATTGTTGATGCAACCGTTAGCCATCAAGTTTGTAACAGCAAGCTGTACTTCAAGGATGATGTAACCAACGTCAGCGTCTACGTTCGAGGTTTCCAAGTGATCGGAAAACTTCGTTACGCGGAAGTCGTTGTTTGCGTTTACCCAATACTCAATTGTGTTGGGGTTTAGCATGTAAACACCATGATCAATAGCAGTGCCACTAGTACTTCTCAAAGTACGAGTAGCGGCAGCGCCACTCATCCAGCGGTTTGCATGGTATTGAACACCGTTTGCCATGTGTACAGTTGGAAGAGCCTTCCCTGAAGTAATATCAGAAACGCTGTAGGTAAGACCAGCAGTACCGCCACCGCCACCGATAGCGCCGCGTGTTTCATCACCAATATCAACGTGACTTGCAATCCCACAAACAGCAAGAGCAATGCCTTCTTCATCTTCAGCATAACTATCAGCAGTAATCTTCAACTTTTGTGCCGCATCCAGAAAGTTTGAACCGGGCTCACCAATAGCAAACTGGTTGAACCAGTTGTCAACAAAGTTGGTGGTATCGTTAACACGGGTTTCGTTCAAATATGCCAAAGCATCAACGGCTTGATTTGCAGGAGTACGCCAAGCAAGGGCTCCATTTGTAAAACCAGATGCAGTACCAGTTGTTCGTCCACCGTTAAGCGTTCCAAGGCCAGCAAGAGTAGTCATGTTACCAAGATAGATTTGGCGAGACACATCATTACGAAGCGCTTGCATAGCGGCGTTTGATTCGTCTTGAACGAAACGCTTTACTTCTTCCTTACTGCTCATACGATCACGATCAATGTGCGGAAGAATGACGGGCTTAATGTATTTAGCCCAATCACCAGTCATTGCACTAAGCGTTTCACGCTTTGCCAGTGGGACAGAAAGGTTTGTCTCGTTAATTTCAGTAACATCTGAATGCCCTGACTTAACGCGAACAACCCGAACCTGAGTTCCGCCTGAACGCTTTACTTGCATCCGGCTTTGAAGTGCCTTCAAAAGAGGGTCACGATTATAGAAACTGACGACGGACTTCTTAACGACGTCCGGCACCGTGAGTGTTGCATACTCTAGAAGAGCCATTGTTTAGTCTCCAAGTTGGTTTTATCTGTCCAAGAGGTGTGAGTGACGATCCAAAACTTCACTCCAATCCAATTCATCAACACTACGAACAGGAGCGCTTGTAGCGATCCGGCCATCTGCAATGACGGCTTGTTTCTTAGCATTTGGGTTTGAATTTTCTTGGACCTTATTTTGTTCACTTTGAATACTATCACGTTTATTTTGTTTTGTAGCGTTTAGATTAACTCCTGCACGCCATAATGCATAATCATAAGCATTATTTATACGATCAAGAACGGTATCACCGTCATGCCGTTCGTATAAACGCTCAAGTTCTTTTGAAAATAATTGTTTAGCATTATCTGGAACGTCAGAAAATTCTGGATGCGTAAGGCTAAACGCTTGCCATGCTGTATTAATAATATCTTGAGACATTGTATCAATAAATTCGTTTTGTTCATTAATACGACTTTCAAGTGGCTTTACATCGTAGCCAGAAGATTCCATTGCCTCAATAAGTTCAGAAAATTCTTTTCTTGTAGTCTCATAAGATTCTTTTTCTGCTTTCATTGCTGAAACTTCTTGAGCAGCAAGCCTCAATATCGGTTCAACATGTGACCGAACATCAACAGAAAGAGAATCTAAATTAACATCATTAAGAGAATTATATTCAACCGCTGTAGGTGTTGGCGCTTCTACAGGTTCTTCTGCTTTTGCAGAAATTTCTTGATCTTGAGATTCAACAACGGGATCTTCTGCCGCTACAACAGTACTTTCATTAGAATCTTCTGTTCCAACGACTTCTGTAGTGCTTTCTTGTTGCGCCTCAACTTGTATTTCAGGCTGTGATTGCTCCTGCGGGGAGGGGCTCTGGTCCACCTCCTGCTGCAATTGTTCCTGTTGATGCGACGGGGATTGTTCCATTTGCGATTCCACTTACAAACTCCATTAAATCATTGTCATTATTAAGGTTATATAGTCCTGGTGCAAGCATATCAGACACCGATTGAAGAACAGCAATAAGATCTGGACTCATTTCACTTGTTGCTTGGTCAAGGTAACCAGACTCAACCAAAATAGATGTTGCTCCCTGAATAATGTCAGGAGATAGCATATCTAAAGGCACTTCTGGATTCATAATTGGAGAAACCGCTACGTCTGGAATTTCCTCTTCCATCATTGGGTCTTCCATCATTGGTTCCGCTTCCATTGGGGGCATTGGAATGGTTTCATCGCCACCAGTAGCCAAAAGATCGCTTAGTTTCTGGCTCTCTGCCATTACCATTGCTTCCAATTCTTCTAATGGCATATTTGCTAGTTGTTCTGCTGTTGGTGTAGCCATAATAAATTCCTATTTTGTAGACTGTGGTTGAGCAGTGGCCTTTTGAGATATGTCAATCTTACCTGATCTGGCAGCTTTTTCAGTAGTCTCACAAGTAGATTTCCATTTTGAATATTTCATATCAGACCACCCAGTTGAAGACTGCATTTCTTTTTTAGTGATGTGATCTGCACAACCAGTAAACCCACCTTTATTTGCGGCATCACTCATTTCATACATTTCTTGAACGCTTTCTTCACGATAATCTTTATATTTTTGAGAATCGTGAGCCATTCGTTCCATTCCGTTGTCTTCTTCAAACTTTTTAATTTGTTTGTACGTTTTCATTTCACGACCAAACACTTGGCTATAGTCTTCAAGCCCTTCAAAAACTGGTCCAATGTGTCTAAAGCGATTGACCTGAAGCTTCTTTGCGTCTTCACCACAAAAATGGCAATCAACAACGTCTTCAATTTTGCTTCTCGACATAAAGATTTCTTCAAACCTATTGTCACATGAATCACATTCATACATAAAAATAGGCATTATTCTTCACCCGATCCACCAAACTGGCGTTCAAACAATACTTTAAGGTCTTGGTAGTATTTTCCTGCGTCCGTTTCAGGGTCGCGCTCTGTCCATGAATCTAAAAGACCTTGCAGATCAGACTGCATATCTGATGGTCCCTCGTCACCATGCTTTTCTGAATATTCATTATATGGATCATACGATTCTTTAGAAAAGTAATCCATACCGGACATACCATCACAAGCAGACTTATCTCCAGCAAGCTTTTCAGCAAATTGCTCTGGTGCCAAGTCGCCCATCATTCCTTTAGGCGCTTCAATGATAAGAATAGCAAGGGATTCTTTATCCCCACCATGAGCCTTTGTAGCTAAATCGTGAAAGTTAATCATAATATTCTCCTAGCTTTCTAACATTCCAGGCATACCCATCATTGGGTTTGCGCCCATTGCTGCAAGATCTTCTATTGCTGACGCCTCATCAATCAATTGCTCTTCTTCTTGTGGTTCTGGTGCATCTTTCTTTACCAGTGACGGACGGAAACCAAAAGAATCTACAATTTCTCTTGCAAGTTCGCTTTGGTCAATAGCTTCAGACATTGGTCCAGCAGAAGACAAGTATTGAATCAACTCAATAAGGTGCGATCTTCGCGTAATACGGTCTTCCATAAGTGGGCTAAATGGCAACAACCTAAACTTAGGAGACTTATCAACAACTTCTCGTTCAAATGTATTTGCATCAACATCATTTTGAACAAGCTGAGAAATTCGTTCTACATTAACTCCAGAAACATCTTTATGAATAAGGGCCCACTTAAATGAATCCAAAGCCTTTCTAAACATTGTAGTAACTACACGAACAACTTTTCTAGAACGAATAGACAATCGTCCTTCAATAGCAGAACGAATCATGTTTGCTTCAGCAGCAGTACGAATGTTCTTTACTTGACCTTGTTGATAGTCTGCCATTCCAGGCAACCAGCGAATAGAATCTACTGACTGACCAAGGTGTTGGTTAAAGTCAAATGTTGTCGGCATTTCAGGGCTAACAAAAATATGCTGATCAATTGTTCCGTCTGGTGGCCCTTGGACTAGCGTTGGTTCCCAAGTCCTTGCGTTTTTAAAACGTGAAAACTCATCATCAGATCTAAAAAGCTTTGCATCAATCATCATTCGACGTGGAAGACGAGCAACTACTTCTCTTCGGGCACTTACCAACTCATTAATATCCCTTTGGATTGGAGCCACCAATGACACATCAGAAATGCCTCGAATACGACCAATGCCAGGATGAAACACAAGTACTTCGTATGGTCTTCCATAGGGGATTTCAGACTCCATAAGTACTTGTTTTGTATCAGGATGAAGGTGGTAAAGTTTATTATGTTTAAAATCCCAAAACTCAACAAGAGAAACGTATTCTTTTAATCCAGCTTCACGAAGCTTAATTTCAGCTTCATCTTTCATTTGCTGGTAAACAAGGCTTCTTGGATACGTGTCTCCTTTAATTGTCTTTTTAGGCTGAGAGTAAACACCACTTTTAATTCTAGATTTTAGGTCTTCAACATGAATTACAAAACGCTCAAAGCACCACATGGCATCTTCAACACGCTTTGCATTAGGATCAAAGTGAACCTCCCAAGGCAACTTTGTTCTCCAAATTGGTCTTCCAAGATCAGAAGACCACATCACTTTAATGACACTCATATCGAAAATAAGAGCGTGAAGAATCAATTCACGCAGACTTTCATCAAGAGAATCCTCTTCTGCGAAAAAATTTAGTGCTGCAGCTATTCTTTTTCCTGAATAGGTTGGGTCTTGTGCCCGCGAAGGAACCTTATACGATTCTTGCCTTTGGTCCAAAGCCTCAACTTGGGGCAAGTCCATCGCAAGCGACGACGCAATCGTATCAATAATAGGAAAAACTTCGTTTTGAATAGCGTTATAATGGCGTGCCGCGTCTTGTGCTGTACCAACAGAATAGCCATCACCCATCCAAAACTCACCACGATAATACGCCAAGTTTCGGATTAATTCTTCTGCTCTATTTTTTTGGAAATTTTCTTCTGTTTGAGCAATAAGTGTAGAGATTTTAATAATCTCTTTTTCTTCTGAAGAAATTTGCTCCAAATCTGACAATGCGTTCATCGGTGAGTTCCCCAAGGACTATTTGAATCTATAGCAGATGCGCGATCAATTTTGTTCATTAACCGTCTCCAGTTTTTATTTGCTATATCACGATCACTCATTTTACGATTTTCCCATTTAGCACCTATCTCAATACGCCAACCCCAAGCTGCGCCAGCCATAGCTGCTGCAAGGTCATAGTGACCACCAGATGCATCGCGAGAAAGCTTGTCCCATTGTCCTCTATAATTAATTAATTGTCTAATGCATCGTTGTGAATGGATAACAAGAGATCCATCATCAATAATTTCTTGTAGAAAGCTAATTGCTTGAGCCTTACTTTTAGCTGTTGAATACCAGCCTGGTATACGTGTGCTGCTTCCTCTGTAGTTACTGCTTGCTTTTCGGTGGTAAACATTTCTACAGCCACTTGCTAACAGGTGAGACAAGACAGCTTCACCAACACCGTTTGCCTCAATATATATGCGGGCATCGTTATATTTTTTAGACCACTCCATAAGATAACTAGACATTTTAAACGCTTCACTATGGCCCAAGTATTCGGCAACCTGTTCACAGTTGTCTATGTCAATTATCTGAACACCGAACATATCTCTAGACGCCCAAGATCCAGCGGGATCGCAAAATATAAGGTATCTATTCTTTTGCTTTGGCGGAACAAACTCGACATAAGGCTCAGTTTCTACATTAAGACCAGTACCTTTATCAATTAGTTGAAGGGCTTCCATTAGTCTTTTTGTATTAAAAATGGATTCACCGGCAAGAACCCAACAGTCAAGCTCATTGACCGGATACTCTGCTCGGAATTTTTCAATGTTGTTTCTGCATTTTTGCAAGCCTTCTGTTTGCATCCAAAAAGCTTGCGCAGCCGTAATATGATTTTCGTCTGCATATTCTCTAATAAGAGCATCGGGCTTCCATCCTGGTGGTGGTTCAACCGAATATTCATTTACCATTGTCCACGGAACAAAAACTTTCATCCACTTACTGTGTGGGTTTTCAGAATCCATACACAATTCGTGAAGCTGATCTCCATGATACCGTGGCGTTGACTCTGCAATAACAAAACCACCATCACCGGGAACAGCGTTTAGTGCCGAAGTCCACGCTTCTGGACCCGCAACCTCAGACCAAGCAGAGATCTCTGTAGCCATAAGAACCTGAACGGTTTCACCACGTAGGGGCTCTTCATCCTTTACAGAGGCTACAACCATCCTGCTATCAAGACCGGGAAACTCCAAAGTCCGCTTTAAACCTGTAGTTTTCTTTGGCTTCAGTTGTGCTGGCATGTGCCTATGAAAACGTACAGCCATTTCAGATAAGTTTTGCGCCATCTGTTTTTTATGTGCCAGCAGTCCAACACGGCAACCTTTTCTAAACATCGCGTGTTGCGTAGCAACACAAGTAAAAAATGTACTACTACCTTCTTGTCTTGGCTTTACATGCACAAGCCATTTTCTGTCCGCATAGCACTGCTGCACAGCAGCAGCCAAAATCCTCTGGTGGTCCCAAAGCTGAAAGGGAACAAGAGCACCACTCTTTGCTCTAATTTTATTTAGGTGGCAATACTTATCTGGATTCCAGAATCCTTCTTCATGTGGAAGAATTATTCTTGAACCGTTGCTCACTTAACCCCACCATTAAAAACATTAAACGGGCCGTTAGATGTAAGCGTTTCGACCACGTTTGTTTCTTTGGTAGCTGGATTCTTGGGCTGAGAGTACCTGCTTTTATCGGACAATGTTTGACGAGAAACGGTTACAATAGAAATCATTGCGTCTACGTCTTTCTTTTCAAGCAAACCCGAACGATAGTTTTTTAATAGATCCTCGCACACATGTAGGATTCCTTGATAAGATTGAAGTGAGAAACGGGGATCTGCTACCGGCTTTTTATCATCTTCCATAATTTATCCTGTACTTGTAACTCTATGTTACAGGTCATATAAGTAATGTACCAGATAAATACCACAGTTTTTTATTTGGATTTTTAATCAACAACCGAGGTTTTCATGCCCGCAGCAAAAAAAACAACAACAACAAAAACCAAAAAAGTTGCAGTAAAAAAAGCACCAGTAGCTGACATTACTTCAGAACCAGCAGAGCAAGTAAAACGTCCTGGCCGACCACCAAAAGCAAAAACTTATTCATTTACAGCTTATGTAAATGGAAAACCATTAGAGTTTTCATTTGATGACGAATCTTCGTTTAACTCAGCTTTTGCTCAAGTTTGCAATAGGCCTTTTTCTGGCCGACCAGCAAAAATTCTTCACAACGGTAAAGAATACTTTATTGGAAAAGTAGACTACGTGGTACGTGATGTCTAAAGAGCAAGCATATTCAAGAGCAAAAAATATACAATCAGCAGGCGGCTCTGCGTCTACTTATAAAGGCGACGAGTTAAAAGCATCTAGACGCGCCGGAAGGACTAGAGATATTCTTGGTGGTGTTGGTATTGCTCTTGGTGCTCTTGCTATAGCTGCTACAGGTGGTGCTGCTGCTCCTGCTGTAGCTGGCTTGGCATCTTTGGGAAGCGGTGCTGCTGGCATGGGTGCCAGTGGCGCCGCCGCCAAAAAAGGAAGTATTGATCAGTACCTAGCATCTTCGCCAGGACCATCTAAGAGTTACTAATGGCTGAATGCGGAAAAAACTTTTCAAAACGTGTAGTTAATTTAACGCATTTTACTTAATTTTTCAGAAAATCCAGCTACTGTTTTCATTCGTTTATCCATTTCATTATCAACAAATGATTGTACGGCCATTAGTCGTGACCATGCATCTTCCGAAGCAGCATATTCTGGAGTTGGTTCTAGTTTTGGATACGAACCCCATTGAGTTTCGTGTTTTCCTACTTCAATAAAATCAGAATTCGTACTTGAAAGCGATCGTTTTTGTGCTTCAATTGCATCTTGAGAATCTAACATATTTCTATATGTACTTATTAATTCATCATCGGACATTTTTTCAACTTCAGGAAAAGTTCCACGAATATTAGTCACGTGCCCACCTTCTTCAAGGTGTCGCATGTACCCATATTTTTCGTTTAATGGGCGCGTTATATCTGTTGATCTAGGCACTGATGTATCATCTAGTTTTGATAACAAATCAAATACAACATCATCTTTTACTGCTGATTTAAGTACACCGGCAGTAATGGGCAAAATAGAAGCAGCGGCAGAGATAGCAGCACCTGTATAGTCACCTTTTGCAAGGTCCATTCCTCCAACACCAACATCTGCAGCGGCCTGACCAAGCTGACCAACTGGAGACATAGAGGCAACATTAAGACCAAAGTATCCAATATCCTTAATTGCTTCTAGGTCACCTTCCGATGCTCTACGCAATAGATCTTTCATTTGGTCTTGCGGGCTGGCTGATTCAATACGTTCTTGCAGGCGCTCATCCTCTTCCAGCAAACGATCGTCGATACCTTCCTTCCATGCAGCCTCTTGTTCAGGGCTCATACCCTTTGGTGCGCGAAAGCCTTTGTATTCTTCGCGTGACTTAAACTCTTTTGATGGACCAGGCTCTTTAGGTGGCTCTACAATAGGCTCATAACCTTCAGCTTCTGGTGGCTTAGACTCTGGCGGGCTGACAATAGGGTCATAGCCTTCGCTGCTAGGATCAGAAAGATCGGCCCATGCTGGCTTCTCCCAACCACCCAAGCTGTCCTCGGCTGGACCCATAGCCATAGACTTTACTTCTGGCGAAAGGCGATCCAATGAATCCTGACCACCACGAAGGGCTTTTTGAAACAACTCAAATGCTTCTTCTTCTGTCATTTCTTTTTTATCAGCCATTGTATTTCCTAGTACGCGGTAAAGTCTGAACTAACAAGGGTGCCTTCAGAGTATTCCTTAGCAAGCTTCTTAATATCTGCAGGCAGTTTATCATAATGCTCCTGACCCTTAGCCATAGCTTCTTGAACCATTTTAAATGCATCTTCTGGAGACACAGTATTACTCTGTACGTCTTCAGTTGTAATAGCAATAGCGTCACTTGTTCCCGGCATATCTTTATCTCCAGTTAATTTTTGGGTGTACTCAGCAACTTCTTGTACAGCTTGAGAAGCAATTGCATCTGCAATATCAGAACCATACTTTAAAACAAGATCTTTATATTTTTTAGATTCAATAATATTTTGTGCGATTGATTTTGCAGCCTTACCAAAACCAAAACCAGCAAAACCACCAATAGCCTCGTATACCTTACCGCCAGCAATTGCGCCTGCGGTATACATACCACTACCAACAGCAGACGTTACTGGAAGCGGCACTTTACCGATTAAGTCACCTAAATCTTGTATATTTTGAGCGTGATCTGGACCAGATTCCCATTCTTCCGTACCGTGGGGCCGTTCTCGTCGCAACTCTTCCGAGTACTTTGATTTTGCTTTAGCTGCGCGATCAGCCGCTTCAGGAGAACCATAAAAATCTACCCAATATTGTTTAGGTGGTTCACTAACGCTACGATTTTCAAGATACGCGCCGGGAGACAGTTCAGTAAAGTTAGATAAATCGTCTGCGGTAAACTTTGAGGTTTCGTCTTTTTTAGCAACTTGGTCTTTTTCAAACAAAGGATGATTTCCTTTGCTTAAATAAACACTGCGAAACTCATCCATTGCAGGCTCAAGCCATTTGCGGAATTCTTCCGTGTCCTTTTTTATTTCACGGACTTCGTTTTTCCACCAATCGCTATTTTCAGCCATCTGAACCTTTCTCGGATAAACTCAAAACAAGTCTATCACCAAAATCGTTTGCAGTATCACTAGCCTCATCAAGAACATCAATAACTCTTTTCTGTTCAGACACACATGCATCATACAAAGTCTCAATATTCTTCAATAGAATACCAGGGATCTCCATTTCAAACACTCGGGCCGCGTGAGCCCAACTATCATTAAATGATCCCCGATACTGCAACTGCCTCATACGGGGCGACCACTTAAAATATATTTTATCTTTACCGTCAGGGTCCACGTCTACAGCAATAGCTGTCTCACAATACAAATTACTTTTTGTGAACAGACCTTCAAAAAACTGAACCAAACGCAAAACTTCTTTTGCTGACTCTTCGTAGCCCATGTGACTCCCGAGTACTCTATATACTAGTACTACTTATATACTCTTTTATACTCTATTAAATAACTAGTACTCTATTGTACTTATTAGACTAGTACTGCCGAGCCCAACCACCGCCCCTAGTGTAATTAATAGAGCAAATCTAAGCAAGACACACCAGATCAACTTGTTCTCAGTAGCACGAAAAAAAGTTTGAAATCAGATATTTTTTTGGAGAGGGGTGTATCTTTAGTATCGTGATACCTCCGGGGGGGGATGCCCCCAGGGGGGTGTATATGCGCCTGTGTACGCGCGTACATGCACATGTGTACCCACACACACGTACTATAGCCACGCGCTATTGCAATCCCGTATAGCTATATACAATCCATATTCAGCAAGCTATTGCATATCTCCAGTGATGGATATTACCCACATTCCTCCCCCTATCCCTTTAGGGATAACCAAAAGTCCAATGTATGCCTTGTATGTGTACTTGGGTCATGTATGCACCACATGTATGTCATGTACAGGTCATGTGCTCATGTGTACGCGCATGGTGCGAGGCCAAAGCAAGTTTTTTTCAGTTTTCTTAAGACCCCTACTACGTAGGGGTACTTAACGGGTCGATTTTGGCTTGGTCGATTTGCAATCTGGTTCCGGCTGTGTTCCATTGATTAGGCCAATAACGGCAAAAAACACTCACGCCGCAAAGCCGGCAAATGGAGTACATCATGTCAGCAATCACACTCACACCAAACATGCTTCACTGTGTCCGCACTGGTCTTCCCTTGGGAAGATT